TCATACCCATAGCTTCAGCGAGTTCTATCTTATTAACCTTATGGCTAAACATAGCAAACTCTATAGCTTCTTTACGTTTTTTATTCATAATTATACATTTAAAATTATAGCACAATAATAACAAATCTTTTTAATATCAAATTAAATTTATTACAATAGTTATTAACATTCGTATTGTTAATAAATAAAAAGAATAGTTAATTTAATATAAAGATTATTTTACATATATTTGTTGTATTAATTTTAAAAAACATATAAAAATGAATAAAGATATTATACAGTTAGCTTTACAATCTCTAAAGGTTTCTTTAATGAAACAAAGAATAGATGATAGAAATAAAGGTTATGATGATTTAACTTCTAAATTATTAGAAGAAGTTATAGAGCATCAAAAAGAATTAGATGAAATAGAAACACCTAACGTAATTAAATTATATAGCAATGAATAAAAATCTTTACTTTAAGTATATAAATACTGAAACCGAAAAAGGCTTACAAAAAGCTGTAGAATTTGAAGCCAATAATCCAGGATGGAAAAGGATTACAGACAGCTTGGCATTAACTTGGATATATGAAAAAACTATAAATGAATAATACTATGAATAATTTTAATTTTAAATGGGGTACTCATAAACAGATTTTGTATGATTACCTAAATGCAGGAAACACAATTACAACTAGAGATGCTATGATTGATCTTGGAATAGGGGACTTACAGGGAGTTATAAGGGATTTAAAGAAGGCAGGAGTATATATAGAAACCACAGACAAGAAAGTCCCTACAAGGTACTCTAAAAAGGACGGTAGCACTAAGTATGCTCATATAAAGGAATATGCTCTTAGTAAAGTGGGATGTAATGTTGACACATATAATCTAAAGACGGATGAAGAACAAAAGGATTGGCAAGAGTTTTTAAAGACACCAATGCCAGAAGCAGGGATAGAAGATATAAAAAATAGGCATCAAGAAACCCATAGTGGAACGTGGTCTGGTAGTGGTATTGACGCAGGAACGGTATCCACTTTAAGAGAAAAGATAGAAAGAACTAGATAATAAAAAGGGACATAGAGAACTAAATGAGGGAAGGTGATGACCATATATTAAAACCCCTCCTATGTCCCCCTCTATTATTTTAATTTCTTTATCAACTCTTTGAACTGTTCTCTCATACTTTTAATATCATAAACTTTCTTTTGTTTATCATTGTAAGTATAATAAGCTCCGAGTTCAATTTTTTCTTGGTAAATATGTTTTGCCATATATACAATTTAATTTACAAATATAGTTAATTAACTTTACCATTCCAACGTCCACCCTTTTCTAACACCATAGGTAAAAGCTTTGGTTGTCCATTTATTATGATTCCACAACCTAGAATCACTCTAGCACTATTAACCTTATTGTACGAAAATGCTAAACTATGGTCGTCTATAAGACAACCGCACATCATCGACCAATGTAAAGACATAGGATTGCTAGTATAAGATATATTAAATTCTGTGTGATAATGACCTTGAATTACAGACATTCCCATTTCTTTTGCTAAAGTTAAGCCATTTTTTTTCATGCCGTGTGTCATAAATACCCATTGTCCATTATTCATTTGAAACTTATAATCAGGATACCACTTCCAACCTTTTCCAACACCAATAACTTCGTTATAATCTTTTAGCATATAGTTAGGTATTCCGTGTTTTTTTCCACGTCTATACAGCATACTTCCGTGATTAGAATGAACTAATGTCATTTCAGGAAACAAATCCTCTAATTCTTCAAAAACTTTACGTGCTTTGATTGTTTCATTGTGTTGTGTTGGCAATGATGTTTCAGAATCGTGCATAGAAATTCCGTGAAAATCTGCTTCATCTCCAATGTTCCAAATATGATGATCTGGGTTTTTATCTTCTATATTATAATGTTCTTTAACAGCTCTAAGAAAATTTATACTGTCTTCGTGGTGATATGGAATATGTAAATCCGAAATAATTAAAATTATTTCATCAGAGCCATTTCTTTGCTCTTTTATCAAGTCATGCTCTGACTTGGTTAATCTAAGCCGATATTCTTTTAATTCTTTTATAGTATTATTTTTTAACCTTCTCTATACTTCGTCCTCCAAAGTATGCTCCTATCACCGTTATTAATGTTAATTGAAGTAGGTCTATCCAAGTATCTTTGACTTGAAAATCTATAACCCCACCTTCAATAAAAATTAGCAGTACAGTAGATACTACTAAAAAAGCTAGTGTTAAAGGTCTGATGTTTGCAGGTAGCCACCCTGCTTTTGAATCTGCTTCCCATCTTCTAGTTATTTGTTCTTCTGCATTTGCTCTAGCTTCAAGGAAGATTTGTTCAAATTTAATTTTTAATTCTTTACGTTCTTCGTCAGTAGTTACAACATTATCAACAAGTTTATTAACATCCAAAGACATATTGCCAAATAGTTTACTTAAAAATTTCATATAGAATTGTATTTAATTAAAGGTCTGTATTTTGTTTTGTTATTATCATCTTTATAAGCTACTAATACTTGCCTTCTATTGTCAGTTATTTTATAGCTTAAATGAATCCAAGCAGGACTTGTAGGATCGCTTGTTTTTGTGCTATCCCCAAATTCCAATATACATTGGTCAAAGTCAATATCTAAATCTATTAATGCTTGGTATATTAAAAGGTTATCCATCCGTCCACGTTTAACGTATTGAATGTCTACTGCTTCGCATTTACAATGTTGTGATTTAGGAATATAATTGCCTTTATCATCAACACTAAAACTTCCCCCTATAGCTTTGTTAAGTTCTGGTGACCTATAGCCACTTGTAATCCTCAAAGCTCCAATGCGGTCACGCAGTAACTGGAGGACTGAAGTGGCTAATATAGTCAGTTTCATTATTCCCTCTTTAGAGGGCGTATTATCTATTCCTAATCTTAATGCTGTGTTAGATTGTGTTAGCTCTTGTAGTGTAAAGTTTTTTGATAATTTCATTCAAATTTAGCTAAGTGAATCTTCTCTATCTCTTTTTGTATTTCCTTTCTTGTTGCCTCTAATTGCATCATTATATTAGCTTCAAATCTAGCAATTTCGTTGCCGTTGTCAAATATAATAACAGTAGGAACAGAAAGGATTTTGTGTTTGTCTTTTAGTTCAGGACTGTCGCATATAACCACGTCTGATTTTTCACAGTCATTTAGCTCGTTTATATTAAAGCTGTTATCTGAGTTCCATTCACTATTGAAATGAATCACAGACACTTGGGACATACACAAACCTACAGCAAAAAAGAATAATGCTAATAAGACGTGTAATATATAACCTAAATTCATAGTTACTTTTTTAAGTTGTAAAGTCGGCTGTCTATAGTGTTTAATTTATCCTCTATAGCGTCTAACTTTTTACTATTGCCCATTATAGTAGTTCGTACCAATTCGTCTTTCAGTTCGTATTCTTTAGCATTTACCCAGTTGCCCTTTTCAAGAGCTTTTTTGTTTTCTTCAATGTCTGCTTTAAGAGTAAAATAGCTACCTGACACAGATACTGCCATAGCAATTACTATACCAATGGTTTTTAAATCTAAAGTTAATTCCGACTTTTCGCTTAATTTCATCTCTTACAATCTTTACGGTCTGCTAATCCTTGAGCTACTATAAGACCTAAAGCTAATACAATTATATTATTAACTTCTTGGTCGTTTATTCCTATGCTATCAGAAAAAAGCAATAAAGCTAATGCTCCAAAAGCATACCAAAATTTCTTACTTGCTGTGATTTTTTTTATAATTTCCATATTTAATTTATTTTAAATTTGATTTCACCATTTTCTATATAAATTCCATTGGGTTTTCTAATTTCATCACCCATAAGATTATATAGGTTATTATTTAATTTACTCTTGTCAAGTTCCATAATAGCTGTATTGCATGGCAACCCTGTAAGGCAATCCAAATACTCGGTTATTATAAACTCAACGTATTCTATTTCAACTACTGTATCATAGACAATAGTATCAACATATTCTATTACATCTATATACATAGTGTCTAGCACTTCTGCATATACCGTATCAGTTATATATATATATTCAGGCACAAGTGTTTCTATCTCTAGCGTATCTATTACGATTTGAGTTAGATATTCTGTCTGTATTATTGTATCAAAAATTATTTCATATTGTATTATAGGAATCTCTATAAATACAGTATCACAAGTTTCTCCATAAGCATTACAATCTCCTAGCGTTGTAGCATCTGAGCCATTTTCATCTGAACCATCAACACAATCACTCCAACCGTCATTAAGGTAAAATACATTATTAAGACCATTAGGGACGCAACCAAGTGGACTGTACGAAGTCCAGTTGCTTTCATCATCTCCACAATAGAAACCACCTTGCTCGGCACATAATTCACAATTTGATTGACTAAACGCATAACTTGATAATAATAAAAATAATAATACTAATTTTTTCATACTTAAAATACTAAATAATTAAAGCCAAATTTGGACTCGTATAATGGCTTATTCCAATATCTTTGATGAGTCCCTTCTATAAATACTCCTAAATGTTTTGTGATTCTATAACCTAATATCATTCCTGAATCCCAATCTAGCTTATCTAAGCCATCGCCATACTCAAAGGAATAATCATCTAATCCATAGTGAAAAGGCATTACATTTGCCCATATATGTAGCCAAAACTTAGGATTATAGCTATAGTAAGCCACCCCAAATACAGCAGAAAGCTCATTTTGTGACCCTAGAGCGTCTAACTCCCTTTCGTTGAACTCTGCTATAGCTTGACCAAAATAATGCTTGTAGAACTCATCATTTGACGTTGCTATCACTTCGCCCTCTTTATACCAATGCCATCTGCCATTAACAAATTGGCTAGAATATCCAAAGTCAGAAGCTAATTGCTGAAAGGAGGTTTGTCCAGGAATCCAAAAATCTTCTATAGGATTTATGCCATAAGGATCGTGCATCCTAAAATTAGCACCAATAGTAAAGTCAAAATTGCCCTTTTTTATTCTATATCTAGAATCTATTGAATTGTATCTTAAATCTACTCGTTGATTGTCAGTATATTGTATTTTAGTTACGCATCTGTTTCCAAGATATCTAAGCCAAAAGTTCTGCTCAGTAAACTTATCGGAACGATTACGTATAAATGAATAATTAAGCAGATACTCCCAACCATTAGAATTACCAATAGTAACGTTATCTGCAACAGCTTTTTCAGTTCCATAATACCACGTTTTTACTTTATACTCATAATCAAATCTAGCAATCTTACGAATACCAATAGTTAGGTTATAGTCGTAAGGATTTACTTGTGTTATATCTTGATACCCTTTAGCGATTGCCTGATAATCTTCTGCTTCTATCATAGAAGTATTCATACTCATAGAAGTATAAAATGTAGAATACTTAAAAAAGCCACCTTGACTAAAGGTTAAAAAAGGTAATAATAAGAATAGATATTTTATCATAGTTTTATAATTGTATGAGCTATATGAATAACAGCAGTAAAATCAGCAGTTATTGAGGCAGATGTTATTACTTTCCAGGGTTGATTCTCTGCAACACTTGCACTTGAAGCAAATGGTGTCGCATAAACACTTCTACTAGCTGCTGCATTAAACATCCAATTAGTAATATTATAAGAATCGTTAGAAGGTGGAGGGAAAAAAGAAGGTGTACCATAAGCAAATATAAGGGTTCTTTTATTAGCTTCTGTAGTAGTACCATAGATGCCATCAACTAAAATGCTGTGAATCATAATAGAATAACCACTACCAGGAGCAGCTATTAACTCTATAGGCGTAGTATGTAATGCTTGAATTTGTGCAGAAGATAGAGAAACTGATTTTACAGTAAATACATTTTTAGCTTCTATTTTTTTACTTGTTCCTTGTGCTGACCCTGTAGTGTCTGATGCATCTACAACCATTAATAAATCGTCACTTGCTGGTTGCTGTGCTAGTGCTGACTTGTCCGTTAATCTTTGTCCTGCCATTATTTAATTTTTTAATATAATTTTTTAACTTTTTAAAATTCTCCAAGCTACTTGGATATGTTCTTCTTTTAACAGTCATAAGTAGTAATATTTGCTCCTTGTAAAAAGTTCTTCATTCTATTACTTATTGGTGCTTCATCTAAATTTATACCTGAATAGTAGTTGCGTGTAGTTGGGTCAAGGTCTGACCCTGTATTGCTAGTATATTCAGGAAATAAACTAGAGTTATTTCTTAAATAATCAATCATTCTTTGCCTATAAAATTCAGCAGCATCTGTAGCTGTATCCATTAAAGGTTTTATGTCATCATAAGTAGCACTAGAAGATTGTTCTGTTGCACCCATTACTACAACTGCATTATTAACAAAACGCAATCGTAAATAAGGTGCTAGTTGTGAAAATGAAAACTGCACTAATGCAGGTTGTATATATGTTTCCATTAAGGTCTTATAATCGCCTGTAAGACTTCCTGCATTTATTTTAGTTTTAAGAGCTTCATATAAATCAGTTCCAAGAACAGGCAATATGTTCATATCCTGTGCCAATAATATATAAGGCATTATAAGGTTATCATCTACTGAGCCACCTAAAGCCGTATCTTTTTTTAATCTTGTTGCTGATATAAATAATGTATGTTGTATTGCCATATTTAAACGTCTTTAGCTTTTGAATAATCTAGTGATTTGGTCTTACCTCTATTGTCTGTAACTACTGCCTTAGTTTTTAAAGAATTATATGCTTGTGTTACTGGCTCTGGTGCTAATTTTGATACATCCATAGCAAAGTCAAACTCTACTGTATCAATAGGATCAAATCCTGAAATCCTAGCTTTATTATTATAATAAACTTCTGCATAAGCAGTAGCTGAGGTTGTTTTTCTTACGTTATAAACTATTTTATAAATACGGTGGTATGCTTCTTTAGATTCTACACCGTGTGAACTTGTATATGCTATTTGTAATGCCATAATTTAATTTATTTTCTACCTGGATATTTCCACCAATTATTACTTGCGTTTGCTGCTTGAACTGCGTCCTTAATTCCTCTTGGGTTTGGCTCGTAAGTTTTAGGTATTGATGATGTTTTTTTATAGTCATCTAATCCCTGTCCCTCTTTAAGCTCACTACCTGATTTAAGGCGATATAAAACTACCTTCCAGGCGTGGGTACACCACACACCTCCTTTGTACTTGAAAAGGTCATACTTTCTACCTTTATGCCCTAGCTGTCTATTAACACCTTCTCTACTTGCTTTATCAATATCTTCTAATCTATATACAGTTCCTTGACCTGATAATCGCATCATATTTTTGCAGAATGTTCTTGATTCTCCTGTCTTAGTTTTTCTTTTACTCTTTTTAAAATACTTAAATCTTATTTTATAATATGATTTATCTAAATAGCTAAAGCCGTCAGGTTTTGCTGATATTTCATCTGCAAATTCTTTTTTATCTATTTTTTTAATAAGGTCATCTGCCCATCCTTCATAATCTTCTATAACACCTTCTTCTTGCTCATCTACTATTTCCCATTCATCTAAATCAATTTGTTCGCCTTTTAAATCTTCCAAAAGTCCATTTAAATCATCATCAGACATTTCTACAAAGTCATCAGATATATCTTCTTTTGTAACTCCTTCTTTTTCTTGGTCTTCCTCTGATTGTGTTTCTGTTACATCTAAATCAATAAAATCAGCAGGTTTAAGCGATTTAAAGTATAAATCAAGGCTTATGTCATTTACTTTAAATATCTTCTCTAAACCCTTTAAAAGCGTGTTTTGGAAGGGAATTACTACAGTATTGTTAAATAAACTGTAAGCATCTCGTAATTCATCAGCATTATTACCTAAACCACCGCCTTCTGAACGAATACCAAATAATATAGGAGATGTAACCCTGTGTCCTGCTAAAATTTGATTTACAGCTTGTTTTGACATACCCTCCCAAGCTGATTGTGCATCATTCATTTGGATCGGCTCTATGACAGGAGCAGTTTCTTTACCATCATTAAAAGTAATAAGTATTTTACCTGCATTACCACTACCTGCAAATTTAGCGTTTAATTGTCTTTCTATAGTTCTTCTCTCCTCATCCGATGGAATTCCATTCGAGAAGCCGACATGCATCGAGGGAGTCATTCCTGACGTTATATTAGATAAATGAAACTGAGCAATCTCTAGTTCCATTTGAATCCAGTCAGTAGCAGCTACATAATCAGGAGCAAAGCCATAAAATAAAGCAGGATTTTTATCTCTAATCATTAGAATCTGACTAGCTTGTGTTCTATCATCTGTGTTAAATGCAGGATATGCTCTTGGCTTGTATTCAGCTTTTCTTGTTTTAGACCAATCAGCAGAGTAGTAGTAGTGTCTTATTTCTCCATCTATCATTTTACCACTACGGATATATTGAGCAGGTATATGTAACATTTTAGCTATCTTACTTCTATCCCTAGACCAAATAACATTAACATAACAACCCCCAAATAGTTTTAAATCCATTGCTAGGTCTTTTAATACATCATCATCAGAATTATGTAAAAGCTCTGTAAGTCGCAAATAAGACTCTTTTGTGTCTGTGTTGTCATCTGCATTAGTAGCAGCTAATCCTTCGCCATATATCATCGCACCTATTGACTTAACTAAAGCACCATTAATAGCACTTCCTAAGAATAGGTCTAGTAGGTAGTTAGGGTAGAGGTTATCTTGTCCAAAATTTACCCAGTCATTCTTAGTATCTTCTACTAAATGAGGGAT